CCATCATCTGGCCGTACAGCTGCTGCTGCGCCTGGTTGCCAAACTGCCCAGAGGCCAGCCCCTGCTGGAATGCCTGCCCAGACGCTTGGTTGGCAAACTGCCCGCCTGACAAGTCTTCGTTGAAAGCCTGCTGTCTGGCACCCATCTGCATGCCATACAAACGCTGCGCTTCTTGGCCGGCCATGTTCAACGCGTTGAAACGCTCTGCAGCCTGTCGCTGGTTGAGATCGTCCATCGCCCGTTGATACCCGGCAGTACCAACTTTGAAGCCGCGGTTGGAAAGGTCGGTTTCCAAGTCCATCTGCGACTGGCGCTGTGCCGGCGCCATCTGCGCCATAAGGTCGTTTGCGACTTGGTTGCGGAAATCGTTAGAAAGCGTCGGCAGAGCCGGGTTATCGCCAGTAGCAAGCCCACGCTGCACCGACTGCTGCGCAACGCCCATTTGCGGGCCACCAAAGTTAAAGCCGCCAACGGCAGACTGCTGCGGGCCGGCGCTGGTCGTAAGGCCACGCGTGTAGTCGCTGACGCTGCTCTGCAACTGACCAGGCGCATTCGCCTGCGCCATGCGAGGAAGGTTCTGCCAGTCGAAGGGCTGGCCGTACTCGCTCGAGACGCGGTTCATAAACGAGCCGGCGAGATTGCTCCGGTCCTGCTGCAGCCCGAGCTGCTGATCTAGCGCCTGCTTGAGCGGGTCAGCCAGCGTCGTGTTCTGAGTCCACTGCGTGACCTCTTGCCCCGTTGCCGGGTCGACCACTTTCGCAGTGTCCCACGACGTGCTGCCCCACGGCGTGTTCTGCACAGGCCGGTTGGCGTAGTTCTGCATGTTGAGAGCTTCTTTCGACAGCTCACCCTGCAACTGCGCAGCGCCGACGTAGTCAGGCGCCTTCGGTGCTGAACCCTTACTCATTGCAACGTCTCCTTCGTGAGGTAGCGGCAGTCCTCGCGCCGCAGCTCAAGCAGCACACAATCCACCGTCTCGCCAATCTGCTTGAATCCCACTCGCTTGTTGAACTTAATGGCCCGGTCAAAATCCTTCGGCGTCAAACCATAAATTGCCTTCACGCCGACAGACTCAAACGCATACGACAACGACGCCTTCAGCAACGACCGCGTGAGCGAGTGCGGTGTGTCAAAGGCGACATGAATAAAACACGCGTGCGGGGTCCACGAACCCAGCGCCACGGCAGCGGCAATCGTGCCGTCGTCGCGGATCGACGCAATTGTGCGAAGGTCCGTCGACCACGGGATCTGCGTCTGGCGCGTCATCCACTGCCAGATCACAGGCGGCTCACCAGGCTGGTCGGTAGCAAGTTTCACCCACGACCCTCCTCGTCAAGCATTGCAAAAAGCATCATCAGTTGATCTTCAGAAAGCTGAGGCATTTCGACAGCCGGCGCCGCAGGCTCGGCCATCGCGGCAATGATCTCCTCGCGCAGCGTCGGCGCTTCCATGATCGGCTGCGGCTGCTGCGACGGCGGGACTAGCCCCGCAAACATAGGCTGCGGCTCTTCCTGCAGACGGTAGTCGCGAGGATCAAGCCGCGCAGGCGGAGCCTCCTCAACAGCCGGCGGGGGCGGGGCCGGAGCCGGCTCAATCTCGGCGAAGCTCGACGCCGGGTACTCAGCCTCGAGGTCTGCCATCGTCTTCCCGGACGACTCCAGCAACTGCTGCTGTTCTTCAACCAGCGCCTGCAAATCAGGCGTCAGCGGGTCCGGCTCACCCTTTGCTCGAGCTTCGATGATTGCTTCCGCCGCTGGCATATCCGGCGCAGGCAGCAGCTTGTTCTCCATCTCGGTCGGCCCGACGAAAGCGAAGTCCTGCAGCGGCTGGCGCATCTCCTCGGGCATGCTCTGCTCGAGATTAAAGACCGGGTTGCCAGTTTCAATCGGCTCGATCCGCTCTTTGTTGGCCTCGATCAAAACCGCGACAGGGTTGATCCGATCGCCTGTCGGCCCGCCCGTCTGCTTGTCCCACAATGCGTTTTGCTCGCGCTGCTTCGCCAGCGGATCTCGCGGCGTGTGCTGCGTGAACTTCAGCTTCTCTGGATTTCTCAACGCCGTGGTCGTAGCAATGCGCTGGCTAAGGGGGACCGACGCCGTATTCATCCACGGGAACTGCAACTCGGTAAAGCCAGCGTTGCCAACCGCTGCGCCAGGCACACCAGCGCCGCGCAGGGACTCAATCAGCGAGCTTGCGTAACCTTCGGCCATTACATGAATCCTCCCTTTTCACTCATCATGTGTGACGAAGTGAAAATGGTTTGCGGCAAGCCACGCACTTTCATACGCAGCGACGCGTAGTACCCAAGGCCAGTCGTGCCAGCCCAAGCCTGATAAGTGTTGGCAGAGCCTGCCCACACAGCGACGTTCCACAATCCCGTGTTCCAGATGCCGCCAGGCGTCTGCACGAACGACGGTGAGCCGCCGACGTTGACGAACGTGTACTGCGTGTTGATCTGCAGCTTGACCGACGGTGGGCCAGGCGCAATAAAGATTGGCCGAGCCATCGTGAATTTCTTCAAATTGGCCGGCGACTTAAAGGAGTTGAACGACGTTTGCACATCGCCTTCAAGCGTCTGCCCTGGTGTACCGTCGGTTTCAATGCCGTCGGTGTTGCCAAAAAATCCCTTGGCTACTCGCCCGTCTTCAGTGCCGAAATACAACTGCCCGTCGAGCAACGCCGCGCAGGTCATTGGCATTCCGCTGAAATCGCACCACGCGCCGGTGTTTACGTTCATCGCAAACTGCTGATAGGTGCCTGTTACCTGCTCCGGCAGTTTAATGACAAGGATGTCTTCCGAAGGCAACAGGAACACGTCCCAGCTGATTGAGTTGATGTAACTCCGCACGAGCGGAATCAGCACCGACTGGATTTTTTGCGCCGGGCCAGGTTGAATCTCGCTGAACTGCCCGTTCACCAAACGCGACACAGGCACGAGGCCAAGTTCCGAAAGGATCATCACCTCGCCACCGTAGCCGGTGAAGAATCGACCGTACTTTGGCACCTTGCCGACGTACCACACGCCGCGCAAAAAGAACGTCGTCGCAGAAGAAGGGTTGGTGCCTTGCCACACGCCGATGTCGCCTTGGCTGCCAACGACAACAAGGTGATCGTCAATGCCTGTACCGGCGTCAAGAGTCCAGTTGACAAGGCCACGCACATAGCCGCCATTGCGCAGCAACGAACCCATTTCAAACGGGTCTGCATGACCGTTGATTGCGTCAACGGTTCTCATGTAATAAACGGTCGAACTGTCAGAAATAGTGAACCAAACGCGGTTCTTAAACACGGCCACTGTCTCGGGACTGCCGGGCAGGCCCGTTACCGTCTGCTGAGTCCACGTCGTGCCGTCAAACGTCCAGTACCCGGCGCCAGGCGACACCGCAAGCAAATACATGCCAGAGCCGTTGGCAAACTGCGTCACGCTCCAAACGTCGTTGGTCGAGCCAGTCGACGATACGGCCACCGTTGCAGTGCCGCTAGTTACGTCGTAGATGTTTCCACCCGCAGCGGCAAACAGTTTGTTGTCGCCAATCGTTGCGCCGTTGTAAGCAAAGATTGAGTCAACGGAACTCCCGACGCTGGCCGTGTGGTACGTCCAGCCCTTGCGCAGCTCCACGCCCGTCTGGCGCGGGATCAGGTTGGTCAGCACCAACGCGTCGGTTGGCTGCATCGCCGAAATCGGATCTCGATAGTTCAACCCGCCCACAGGCGCAGGGATGTTGAACAGCTGCGCCGTCTGCGCGGCTGCACTACGCCGCGGAACCTTGTATGGCGCAAGCGGGACAAGAGGCATTACGGGCCTCCGAATCCGGTGTCAGGCACGCTGTTGAGCGGAGAGATGTACGGGAAGCGATACATGCGCGTCATGGACAACACGGGTGCACCCTTCTCGTTGCCCTTGCGGTTTTCGTAATTGACTTGGAAGTCGCGCATTGCAGCAGACGAATCCAAGCCCTTCATCTCAAGCCATTTCACCCGCGCCAGCAGCGTGACAAGGTACGAGTCAAGCAGAATTACATCGCCGTTTTTGACGGCGCGGTTCTTGTACAGCGTGGCGTCGTCCTGATCCCGTACCCACGCAAACGACTGGTAGAAAAACGACAGCGTCTGCGCAGACGTCGGCGGAACCAAAATGTAAAGCTGCCCGCCACGCACCTGCCAATAAAATGACAGCGTCGGCAGCGTTTGACGAATCAGCAGCGTCTGCCACATCTGCGGCGACACCGGGCCAATCGCCGGCCACTGCATCGTCGAGTTCCACTGCGTCTGATCAACGAACTCGTAGAAGTCCTCGGGCAGTGCAAACGCTTGTTCACTTACGCCAGGCGGCGACGCCTGAATACTGATCGTGTGCCGCTTGGTCATCTCCTGCCAATCGGCAAGAGACAGTAGGTCAGTACCGGCAAGGTTGACGGCCTGCACCATCTGGATGACGGCGGGGTCAGTGTCACCCGCCGGATCAGCGGGGGTCGGAAAGCTCACCAACTGCGCGACGTTTTGAACAATCGCTGAGAGGGTGCTGTCGTTGATGATCTGGTAAGCCATCCGACCCCTTCCTCCTAAGCCGCTTTGTTAGGCTTGTCCTTAGTCATCATCTTAGTCAACGCGTCGATCTGAGACTGAAGCTCCTCAATCTTCGCATCGCGAGTCTTGAGTTCTTCGTTCATCTTCTCAATCGGCGCATTGCCCTTGGCAATTTCCAAGAACGTCTTTGCCGAACGTTTGTCCTCGTTGAACCCGAGGAACTTCTGCCCGACGTTGTCCGGCGCCTCGGCAAGCTGCTCGACCGTGTGAATGTTGAAAAACTTGTATTCTTCAATCTTTGCCGGAGTCATGCGCGGCAGCGAAGCAAGGGGAGTTCCCTCGACGACGTTGCCAGCGCCAGCAAGCCACTTGGCATACCGGTCAGCAAACCGACGACGGTCAATCTCATCGACCGGACGGTCAATCATCGACAGCTTATCGCCCGGAACCATGATCCGAACGAAGTCCGTCTCCTTGTAAATCGCTCGACCGGCATCGCGGCTGAGGCCAGGCTGAAGCACGGGCTTGCGATAAAACTGCACAAAAAGCCGTTCGTCACCAACGAAGCGAGACTCATCAAGTCCCGGCGCGTCGGCAACTGCAGACCAATCTGTAGGCGCTGTGGCGGTATTCACCTGCATATATTTTTTCCTTATGTGGTTGAAAAAAAGGGGACAGCGCGGGTGTTTCCCGCACTGCCCCCCGTTGCTGGATTACAGCGTGGTGCCGACCGACGGGTACGTCAGGTACGCGTCAGCGTTGGTGGCAGCCGAAGCGCCGGTGGCGGTGCCAAGCACCACACCGAAAATCGCTTCAGAGCCAGCCGTGCCGTCATCGTCCAACGCGCCATCAGTGGCGGTGGTGTTGAGGCGGGTTCCCTTCGCGGCAGAAGCCAGCGTGCGGACGCTGCCCTTGCCGTAAATCTGGAACCAGCCGTACTGGTTGTCGGACAGAGCCGCCTGCGCCACGCCAACGCGAGAGCCGAAGCCGGCGGTGCCAGCAGTCGTCTTGGTCGTGTTGATCATCGCGTAGTCAAAGCCCGTCTCTTCAACGCAGACGTAGCCGACAGCCGTCACGGCGCCGTTTGCACGGCCGTAAACGAACTCCTGATAGCCGACAGACGGGTCGTCGTACCCGCCCACGGTGCCGAGGCGAAACTCAGGCGTGGCGGTAGCCGCCGTCACCTGATCCTTCGAGATACCAATTACTGCAGAAGCCATGATTCTTTACTCCTTCAAAAAAGCCTTGCCGAGTGAAGGGTCACCCCACCCGGCAAGGCAAGGGTGACCCCACCACGGGCCAATTAGTTCTGGATACGACCCTGGAACTGTGCACCCGAGCAAGTGAGGTTGCCCGCCCACGCCAGGATCTGCACTTCGGCATCCTGGTTAATGGCGTACCGCTTGTTCGGAGACAGCGCCACCATGTTCCGGTCCCGGTGCGGACGGAGGAACAGGTACTTGGTGTTCAACATGAAGCCAGTCGCAGACGGGCAGAACCCGCCGATGCCACCATCAAGGACCACGTCGGCATCCATGAACTTGAGCGTCGGGAAGCCGAGGTTGCCGGTCGAAGGATCGGTAAACCGCTGGTTCGCCTGCAGCGAGGACATGTAGTACGACCAGTAGGTGTTGTCCAACACGATCAGGTCAGGACGATCCGCGCCGCGGACAAGCGATGACCACAGCGTGTTGAGACCCGCCTGAATCGTCGAGGCCGACGGAGTCGGTGCACCCGGAGCAGCCGAGAAATCGTACAACTTCGACTGCCAGAAGGTCCACGTCGCACGGTCGATGCCACCGTAGGTGCCGCTGGTCGGCGAGGACGGGACAGCGGCGTTGAGGCCGGTCACTTCCTTACCGCCCGAGCCGGTGCCGTCGCTGTAGATCGACTGCGCAAGCTTGTTGGCCATCGTCGCTTCGGCGACGTTCAAACGCGCCTCGAGCAGGTCGATGAAAGCCTCACGGCCGCTGTTCTGCAGCATCTCGAGACCCGACATCACGACAGGGCAGGCGAGCTGCTTAATTGAGTATTCGGCCGCCGAGATAACATCCTGAGCGGCAACCGGCAGCAAGTCGTACCCCGAATAAAATCCGGCGTTGCCGTTCTCAGCGAACGAGAGTTCCTGAAGAATGACGTTTCCGCCAGTGAAGGGCTTCACATTCCCGCGCTGGTTGAGCCGGGCAAGGAGAGCGTTGTTCTTGGTGACGTTGTCAGCAATCTGACGGGTACGCGACTGAATCGTTGTCGCAATAATGTCCGTAACGGACGCATTTGCAAAAGACATTGAAGTTACTCCATGAATCGGTTGCCCTTTCGGGCGTTATCTTCACGCGAGAGCAACTGCAAGTTGTTCTCGACATGAAGGCCACACACATTCGTCCCTCGCAGCGGAACTATGTGGTCAACCGTCATGTTCTGACGCCGCGCCGCGGCGTAGATGGCATTGATGACCTGCCTATTCGCCCAAGTGGGCATTGCCTTCTTTCGATGCAATGCTCTCAGGTGATTTCGCTGCAATATCGTGTCGCGGTGCCGGCGGTACTTTTTGCGTTCATGCCAGCGGAATCGTTCAGGGTCTTCACGCCTTTTGTTCTTCATCCAGATTCGCTTACGTTCCCGAACATCGGGATGGCGCTGCGCTAGCC